CCAAAGTTCTGTCCATCAACAATAGCATTAGCAAAACCTTGTGCCAGGCCATCCTTTAAAGTGTTAGCTGCTTCCAACGCAAAACTTGCATATGACTGTTCAGCTTCAAGCCGCCAGTCATAATACTGCTGCATCAATTCCTGCTTTTCAGCCTGATTTTGTAAAAAGGCAGCCTTTTCTTCATCCAAATAAGCAATATACCGTTCCAGTTCGCCCTGCTTTTGCATTTCATCCAAATCAGCCTTAAAAGCCTGCAGCAACGTAGCCTGTGACATCAGCTGTTCATTCATGTCTTTGTTGATCTGAATTTGGGATGCTGCAGCTTCCTGCTCTGCAGTAACCTGCGCAGCCTTTCTTTGTTCAAGCATTGCTAACGCATTGGCGATAACAGTATCATCACCGGTTTTCATGGCACGTTCATATAACTGCTGCGCTTCAGTTGCGGCATTAGCAAATTTATTTTTCCATTCATCAACGGCAGCTATACGCTGATCCCGTTCTTTTACAATATTGGCATATACCTGATCGAATTCACTTAATCCGCCAATTTTAATATCCATTGTGAAGTTATTAAAATCACGCTGCATATCCAAAGTTTTCTCTTTGGCAGTATTAAGCTTCTCATTGATCCTGTCTATTTCACGGCTTATTTTATCGATACCAGCCGCTTTACTGCCAGTTTTTCCAATACCCGCTGCAGTGTTGCCGCCTATACCCAAGTTGTTTACATCAGCATTTTGAAACACCGGTTTATTATCATTCTTTACAGGCTCTATATCCGGGCGATAACTGAACATCATTTGCTGTGCATCCATTTCGGCAAGTTTTACATCAGAAGCCATTAAAAGACTTTTACCGTGTTCAGTCATTTCAGCACTTATCTCAGGCGTCCCGCCTACAGCCTTTGTTATAGCCGAAGAAGCTACACCAGCGTAATAAATGATACCGCCCAAAACTTTCTGTATATATGCTCCCATTCTTCCTGTAGCAAGGCTCATTGCATCACAAAGCATATCCCATTGTTCTGATAACCAATCCCAATTTTCAAACATAGCATAAGCCACACCACCAACGACAGCACCCAATGCAATCACAGGCGCAGAAATTATCCCTGCGCCGACGGCAAGCGTTCCCATAGTACCAACAAGTGCGACTATGGCCGGTATGGCAACACCTAAAGCAGCACCTGCAATCACTGCCATTGAACCAGCAAAACCTGACGGTATTTCACGGATAGCATCAGCAAGTCCTATACTTTTTACTTTTTCAGTGAATTCCCCTAATGCATCCTGCGCACCTTTAAGCTTTGGTTTGATGTCAAAAGCTTCAATGATTTTATCACCAATGACAACCATGCTTTGAGTAACACTGTCCTGAATGTTGCTCATAATACCATTAACAGTTTGCGCCTGCTGTTCCATCATGCCACCAAACTTACTGTTCATGCCGCTGATAACAGCCTGAATACCTTCTGCCGCAGATATTTGCCCTTTGCTGGCCTTATCCATAGCCGTAGGTATATCAGTGCCAATTTTATTAGCCAGCATTTCCCATGCCGGTACGCCAGCTTCAGCAAGCTGCAGCATTTCTTCCGCACTGACCTTACCTTTGGCCTGCATCTGACCTATTGCCAAAGTCAAACGCTGAATGCCTTCTTCACCTATACCCAATGCCGCTGCGCTGTCACCTACAGCAGTCAATATCGGAATTACCTGTTCCGCACTGAACCCAAAGGCAAGCAGCCTTTTAGAAGCATCCAAAACGCCCGGTAATTCAAATGGTGTACTGGCTGCAAACTTTTCAAGTTCACTTAAAAAGCTTTTTGCCTTCTCACCATCTTTCAAAAGTGTAGTAAAAGCAATCCGTGTCTGCTCCATTTGCCCGGCAGCTTTTACTGAAGCAAGGCCCAAAGCCCCCAAAGCTACACCTACACCGGCAACAACACCTAACGCGCCTTTATTTATGCCTAAGTTATCACTAGCAAAGGTGCGTTTAACGTTTTTCTGCAGCGCACCCATTTCTTTATTAAATTCATTTATCCGTGCGCCAATAACTACTTGTAAACGTGCTACTTCTGCCATCATTTCACCTCCTATTCATAGCCAAATTCTTCAAAAAGATCCTGCGCTATTTCAGATTGTTCCTTAGAGGAATTACGCTTTTTCCTGTGTGCAAAAAAGCTTTTCAGTTCCGGACGCTTCTTTTTACCTGAAGCTATGCAAACATTCGGGTATGTGATCCAGCTGATAACAATATCTTCTAAATGGTCATATCTGCGCTGCCATCCGTCCAACATCAAAAAAATATCTGCAAGGCACAACCGTTCTACTTCCCACGGCTTTAAATTCAATTCGCCATAGCACCACGGCAAAAGTTCATCCAGCAGTTCTGTAAAGCTTTTCGTTACTTCCCCGCTTCTTCTTCATCAGGTGGCGCTTCAATTTCCAGCGTATTATTTTCAGTTTCCAGCACCTTCCTGGCAAACCCAAAAACACCCGCTTTACTCAAAGCGATGATAACAAGTGTCTGCAAGCTTTCACTACTGTTGTCCAGCAGCCATTCATCCATCCAGTTATAAACCTGCTGGATAGTCACTTTTTTGTCATACGCAGCCAAGCCGACATACAGGCATTTTGCCAAATCGCCTAAAGCTACAACGCCGCCGTTTACCATTTTGTAAACATTGTGGTCATCCAGCATCCTTTCAAGCTGGCTTACACCCAAAGCATTAAACTTGATTTTTCTTTCTTTACCGCCTAAATTGATCGTCACACTTCTGTCCAAGCTCATTTTCATCGCTCCTTTGGTATAGAAAAAGCAGGGCCTTCAAAGCCCTGCTTTAATTATTATTTTGATATTTCTTATTATTCCGCAGCGTTCAAGATACTGTCACAGTAGCAATGTTGCTATAACCGTTCTTGTCGCCGCCATTTACCTTTAAACGAAAGTACGCCTTGCCGGCTTTTACCCCGCTTACTTCTGCGCTGGTCGCAGTGTTTTCAATCGCTACATCCGTATCTGTAAATTCAGTTCCATCTTCACTCTGCTGCAAAACAACAGCTGCTGCACCGGAAGGAGCGCCAAAGGTCAGGTTCACTGTCCCTGCACTTTCAGATGTAGCAGCAAGGTCAGTTATTGCATTCGCTGTGTTGCGCGGATCAGGCTCATTAGTAACAAATTCAGGTTTACCAATACCACTAAGTGTCATGGTAACAGTAGCAACATCATCATGCGGATTATCATCACCGAATTCCGTAATGTTAGCAAAGCCTTTTACAGCATTACCATATTTATCAAGGCGCATGATATGCACTGCAATGTCATTGACGAAGGCATATCTCAAAGCATCCAGCATTTCATTATTTACTTTATAAACGCCTTCCTGCTCAATACTCCAGCTTTTAGTCCCTTGCAGGCTTTCACCCCAGCCGCCGCTTGCTTTGTCGCTGCCGTCGATTTCGTCCCCGCTCATGGAAAGCGGCGAATTACGCTGTCCGCCGACTAAACCCCATTTAGGATTTTCAACAGTAGCGCCTTCACCATAGTTCAAAAACAACAGCAGGCTTTTACCAGCCAGCGTTTGACTTTTGTTTGGCTGCATAGGGAAATTAGCCGCTTTGATAATTTCATTCATTCTTTTCTACCTCCTACATTTCTTTTTGTTCAACTTTTACTATGACGCGCACCACTCCATGCTGCCAGACAGTCCCATCTTCATATTCTTCCTTGAAGGCTTCCACCATATCAATCTCCAAACCATGAAAATAGTAACCGGCAATCTCAATCTGCTCCAGCTCAGCAGAACTGGTCAAAACCTGTACAATATCGTCAAGCATTTCATCCAGTTCTTTTTTTCCATGATAATTACTGAAAGCATTGATATTCACCGTAACCTCCCAAACAGGGCAATCACGCTTAGCACTTGACGGCTTACCTGTAGTTTCGCCAATAACCAAATACCTGCTGTCTACAAGTTCTCCATCTTCAAAAGGCGTGCTGTCGTCATAGACATTATAGCCGCGTATATTACTGCTCAACGCTTTATATACAGCGGCCTGCACAGCTGTTAAAGGCACATTTCTAATCATTTAGGCATCTCCCTTAACACTTTTTTTATATCATTTTCGATCCTCGGCTTGCCGCTCTGATAAGCAGGTGTCATATAGGGACGTGCAGGCCGTGCCGGAATATGGACTACACCTTTTCCCGGCTTACTGCTTTTATGCACAAAACGCCTGAAACCTCTGCCATCAATCCGCAAAGCCAGTTTAGGTTTTCCGCCTTTTCTTGCTCTGCTGCGCGGCCGTACTGTAGCAGCTGCTGCACCAAATTCTACAAGATGCGCGTATGGCACATTAGTGCGGACAGTAGATGTTATAGCCGTACTGTCGAACCTTGTGCGTATACTTTTACGCAGTTTGCCGCTTCTGCGCGGTACACGGCTGCGTGCTTCTTTACCAATATTTTGTCCGCCAAGCCGGATAGCTTCTGAAATTTTTTCGGTTGACTTTGTATCATACGCTTTCAAGCGCCGCAGGGCTTCGTCCAGTCCCTCGACTTCAACAGACATGCGCATGCTTCTGCTCATAATGGTTTTACCAGCTTTGTTTCAATTTCCAGATAACCGTTATCCAGATCAGAAATATTCAACAATTCATATATCAGATTTTTACACCGAATGCGCATGGTTACATCAGGCCTTTTCGCGCCGCTGCACCTGCGAACTGTAAAAAACACAGGCACATAATTTGCATGTTCTCCCATCAGCTCACGCCTTGAAGCAGGACGTTCACTTTTAGCCGCCCACAGTTTAAAAGCTTCAGAATACATTGCTGGCATCTTACCGCCCAATTCGTCACGCACTGTTTCGGATTTCTGTAAAAAAGCGATCCTGTGCTTCAACATTCCTGGATTCATAATGTTATGATCCTCCCCGGTTCCAATAATGCTTTCACCGCCAAAGGAACTTCGCGCGGAACTGCATTACTGAAACTTACGGCAGTACGATTTTCAAACCAGTGCGCAACAAGCATCCTGATCGCAAGCTTTACCTGTTCATCCACACCGGCAGCATCTTCTACGCCAGTTACATACCTGACAGTCACATTATTTTTTTCAGTAGTAAAACAAAGTCGTGCCAATAAATCCTGAACAACGGTATACCTGCCATTATTCGAACTAACACTTAAAACTTCTTGCAGGTTTTCACTGCGCGGAAGTTCTAAAATGTTATTTATCGGCTTGTCAATCAGTTCCAATGTTTGCCTTAAATACGCCCTGTGCTGAAAATCCTCACAATATTGACGGGCAGCTTTTATAAGCTGCCCTATCAAAGATTGTTCTTCATCACAGTCAAGCCGTAAATAGGCACACATCTCCTGAAGGCTTACCGGCTCACTTGCAGGCGGAACAATCACTTTTAACCGCATGATTATTCTTTAGGTGCAGAAGCAGTTTTGTTTGCAGCAGCTGTGCCGGTTACAGTAGCAGTTGCAGCATTAGACACACCGGCATTCTCGCCACCGGTTACAACTACTTTATAGCCGTAAGTTCCGTTTGCCAAATTAGTGTCCGTGTACTCAGCCGCATCGACCGAAACAGCATTCACATTAATGCGCTGATAAGTTACGCCATCATCACTGCGCATGATATTAACGGAATTAGCATTTTTAGCAGCTGTAAAAGTCAATTTTACATTGCTGCCGGTAGCTGCAGCTGTCAAGTCACTGATCGGCGTAGTTGCCGCAGTAGTACCACCAAGCAATACATAAGGGCTGACCTGTACACCGCTGTCAAGCATATACGGAGCATTTACCCACGGCTTGCCGTCCACATTGCGGAAGGCTTTGATAACCGTTTGATTACTGGTAAATTTGACATGTTCAGACATGCTGATATAAATACCGCTGCCATCTTTAATCAAATATTTTTTCAGATTGACCAGCTGCAAGTCGCCTGTATTACCACGAGAAGCGTTCATGCCAGTCAGGAAAAGAGGCATCCCCATTAATGTTGTAGGAATACCCTTAGTCAGATCACCCTGCACAAAAACAAATCTGCCGGAAGCGTCCTGCAATTTAATCAAATCTGCCAAAATGGTGCTGCTGGCAAGAAAAATAGAATCAGGAATATCTTCAGGCGGAAACACTGCCATCATATTAGCCACATCATTAGTTGTAACTTTACCCACAGTTTCCCTTTGTACGACCAGCTTGCCACTATTACCGTTAGTAGCAAACCCCAGCGGTTTGCCAATTCCATTACCATTGATAAAAGCTCTGTCTTCTGCACGTACGATAGCATTGCTCAAAAGCTGCCCAAAAATAGTAGACGAAGCAGGCGCATTACGCAGTAACGTATCTGTAACAGTAATAAAGCCGGCAACTTCTTTAGGCTTCAGCTCAACATTTCTAAAGCTTGCATTGCTTTCAGGCTTCTCCTCGCCTTCCTCGATCCATTTAACAGTCACACCGCCTTCATTGCCAGCAGTATAATCCAATGCAGGCATATTTATTGCTGCATCCGGATATTCTCCTGCCGGTATTACCAAAGCAAACGGACGGATCAGGCTGCGTTTTTCTCCAACCATTAAAAGCTCATCCGAAAATTGTTCAGGGATCAAATAACCACCGCTTGCGCCATCAGCAGTATTTTGTGCTTTAAGATTCTCCAGGCGGCCTTTTTTATCGCCATATTTAATAGCGTGCAGCACTTCACCCAAACTTTTAAAGCCGCCGTTATCTTTAGCC